ATTTCTATGATTTGGTCATGAAGATCAGCAGCATCATCACCTTTACTAAGGTTATCAACTTCTTTCATAAGAGCTTTATTCATCTTCTCTAACTTTACTAAGATGCTAAGTTCTTTTTTGCCTTCGTTAACAGATTCTTTCTTGTACAAATCTTTTTTATTTTTCTGTTTATATGTATGAACAGAGCGATTAGCTTGACGATCACTAGTTCTACCATGTCCATCAAAATAACCATCGCGGTAAGCAGCAGCTTCACCTTCAGCAGCTTTAGCTGTTTTATATACAGTATCACCTAGGTAAGATACTTTACCTTCTGGATTAATAAGCTTAGCACGATAACCGCCAAACTTTGATTTCTCTGAAGATGCTTTGTAATCTACATTAGCATTTTCTTCTAGACCTTCATTTCGACGACCTTCTCTAATTGTTTCTAATGTTCTCATAAATCCATTACCTTTATAAATTCTTTTAAGGCCTTTTCAGCTTCCTTAACCGATTTAAATTTATCTAATCTATCACCATCAATATATAAGTTAAACTTATTTGTGATGATGGCAGTTATCTTTTTCTTTTTACCTAACTTAGTAAGTTCTTTTTCAACTGTTTCACCTTTAGGTAAAGCAAGCTTTTTTTCAATTAATAAGTTAAATGATTCTTTAAATGTCTGCATTGACTGGTTCCTCTACTGGAGTAGTTTCTTGCACTCCATACATTGAAGAAGCAATCTCTTGTTTTCTGTCATCCAAAGCAGAGTTCATTTTATCAGCCATAAGACTATTGAAAGTGTTATTACTAACCTGTGCATCACCTGCTTTAATATTATCAATTAAATCTATTATTGTATTCATAATGTTATTTATAAAAAAATGTTATTCTAAAGTGTACTTCTCATAAGATCAGGATTAAAGTCCTTATCTGTAACTGGATCTTTCTTATTATCTTTTTCGATTGTTTTAATATCATCATCAGTAAGATTAAGAATATTTCTACGAACCCAGTCTTTAGACCAGAATGTGCCAATATATTCATCCATCATTTGAAGTGTTTCTAATCTTTCCTTAAGAATTTCTGCATCCTTAAGTTCAGCATAATAGTTATCTCTACTCCACTCAATGTTCATATCATCCAATAAGTATTTCCACTCAGATGGAGTAATAATCTTTTTAAGAATCAATTGTCGTTTAAGTATTTCAAAGAATAGGTGTGAGAATCTATTTCTAATTCTATCAATAAATTTCTGGAATTTAAGTTCATCACGTGTAATTTCAGAAGATCGTCCAATGTTAAATGTGTCATCATCAATAAGTCTTGATGTAGGTACATTTAATGATTTGTACAGTTTGTTTTGGAAATAAATGATATCTTCAATTTCACCTAAATTATTACCACCTGGTAATGTATCAATTTCTGTGCCTCTACCGCCTTCTCTACGAGGTAGCCAAAAGTCCTCCATAATTGATTTATGATCCTTTTGGTCTTTAATAGCACCTGTTGTTGGATCATATACAATCTTATTACGATACTTATTCATTGTATTATTAAGATATTCTTCTGCCTTACCTCGAGGTAAGTTACCAACATCAATATAGAATATGCGTCTTTCTGGGGCACGAGAGATACGGTAAATAACCAATGAATCTTCCATCATTGATAATTGATTAAGAGGTTTAAGGGCTTTATTTAAGTACCCTACAACCTTATCCCTTGTGTCATTTAACATACCAGAGTTAACTTGGATAATAGCATCAGTTGTGATTTTAAGACCTTCACCAACAGAATTCATGTTATCATCTTGGTAGATATAGTACTCATCAAGAACTTTAACTAGTTCTGCACCTGTTTTAGGATCTTTAACCTTATCAACTTCCTTAACCTTTCTAATTTTAGTAGGGTCAATCTGTCTTAATTCAAGAATACCTTTTTCTGTACGTGAAGAATTAAGTATAACATGGAAGAATAATCTACCATCAATATACCAACGTCTAAACATATCCCAACCATTATTTTTAAAGTCGAGTAATAGAACAATCTTATCATATTCGTCCATGATAAGTTTCTTTACCTTATCAGGTTGATCTAGATTATCTAAATTAAGTTTAGTAATAACACCATCTTCTTCTGAAATAGCTTCATTAACAATATCTTCAATCGCCTGGTCAACCTCTGGGAAACTAGAGATTGCACGATATTTCATGATTAATTCTTTATCATTTTGGAATGAATCACCATTAATATCAAGGTACTGGCCGAAGTATCCACCTGAAGGTGATATCTCATATGAACCATCATGATCCTGAGCAGTAAATGATACTGCTTTCTTTGCTATATCAGTTTTCTTTCTTTTAAATGAAAATCCAAATAAGCTTTTGTCGTTTTGTTCTGCCATATTATATTTGTTATTATTCTTTTATAAAGATTATATTTATTTATAACCCTTATAAAAGAGTGCCCACCGAAGCGGGCCATCTTTACTTAACTAGTTGTATCTGATTCCCAATATTGAACTTGTAGCTCAACAGTGAATTCTTCAATAGTACTTTCGTTTTCATATGATAATTCAATTGCGCCTAGGTTAGTAGGGAAGCAACCTCTAATATTATATGTTTTTAACTCTGTACCATCTTTGTCTAACTGAGAAACAATCATATCTGACATATAATCATTAGGGTTAGTTAAACCAGTATTAGCATTATGTTGGTTAATACCATTCATCCATTCTTCAAATGAATTTCTAATATCAAAACCAGTATCATTAATCACTGAAATAGACCATGTTTCAAATGTTCTATCACCAGCAATTTGTAATTGTCTACCTCTAAATGGTACAGCAATTGGGTTAATTGTTGAACCAGGTAATGAAGCAGCCTTTACCATGAATGATGCAAGTTCTACATCAGCAGTAACATACCCAGGGAAACCTAAGGTTGCCTTGAATAGATTAGGTCTAGCACCACCACCAGTTAGTTTTGCTTTAAAGTCATCAACTCCTAAAATAGCCATGATTATTTACCTCCAGCAATTTCACTAAATTCAACACCAGTTCTTGTAGCGATGAAGTTTAATGTAATAAAGTTAATTGAACGAGCAGGCTTAATGTAAATATCTGCAACAAATCTATTGGTATCAATAATATCACCAGTATTATTTGTTTCATCACATACAACCATGAAGTCTGTTACACCACGTCTGCCTTTGATGTCACGTAAGAAAGGTTCTGTCATATTTCTAAACTGAGCTCTTGTAAATTCATCATTGAATTCAAATAATTGAGCTCGTGAAGCTTTTGAAATTGCTTTCTCTAAAGTGATAAACAATCTACGAACGTTGATTCTGTCAAAAGCAGAAGCTTTAGTTTGTAGAGTTTTATCACCCCATAACATTGTACCTTGACCAGGGAAAGCAACGATAGGGTTAATACCTTGCTTATATAAGTCATCTCTGTTAGCCTGTGTAGGATTGAATGCAAGTTTAGTAACATTACGTACATTACCTCTTGTCATACCAGCCGGTGAGAACCAAGCATCTGCAACCATATCTGCATTAGCAGCAAGGCCAGCCATAGAACCTGAAGCAGGAATCCAACGATATTGGTCTTTATATTTATCATAAACATATAAAGCGCCTGAATCAGCGAAGGCATATGAAGATGAAGTAAGAGAAGATCTCCAAGTAGTAATATCACCTACAGGATCTGAACTACCAACAGTAGCAGAGATAGGAGGTGATACGAAAGCAACACAATCTTTTCTTGCATCCGCTAATGCTATAACATGATTAGCAATTGTTGTTGCATCAGCACCAGTCATAGGATTTGGATTAATAATTAAAGAAACTTCAACGGTTTCAGCATCAGCAAACATATCAAATGCTAACTGAGTTTCTCCTACAGTTAAATCATTATCATTTATACCACCACTTAATGGTGCATCAATATTAGCAGTTGTTGTAAATGAAGTACCGGCAAGTGTCTCACCTGAATCAGATAAAGCAGAAGGTGCATTACCAATTCTTATCCAATCAGATTTGTTATTAATTACATTAGCCCAGTAATTAGTAGTACCATCAGCTGAAAATGAATTTCTAGCTTGTGAAACAAATTCATATGATTCAAGTACTGAATTTTCAATACCTGTAATTTTACCATCATTGTCATATATAACTACATGCATTTCATCATTTGAGCCACCAACTGCAATTGCACCATCAGATGTGCCTGGAGCTGAATTAAAGTTATCCGCAAATGCCCAAGTAGCAAAGTTTGCAGCACTAGAACAAACTGAAATTGAAACTGAATTACCAATTGTTCCAGTGTATTTACCTAAAGCCCAATCGCCAGCAGTGAATGTCTGATTATCAAAATCATCATCATTCTTAACCAGAATACCTGTACCAGATACTGTAGCATTTAATGCTGATGAACCTACACCACGAACAACACGTAATGTGTTACCGTAACTTAAAAATTGAGCTGCACTCAATACACTTCTAAAAGTGTCTGAGTTTGGTTGCCCAAACGTTTCAACTAATTGTTGTTCACTACCTACTGTAATAATTTCCATTGCTGGGCCCCACTGAAATGAACCAGCAAGAGCACCAATTGAAGCCGAGGTAGCAGGAATAACATTAGTTAAATCGATTTCTTTTACCTGTATACCAGGTGAGACTAGAAATGCCATTTAATTCTCCTATCAAAGATTAATATGTTAAAAATTTCATAATACGAATTTATTCAATATAGTTATTTATAATACCTACCCTTTCCAAATTTCCCAGCCAGGCCCCATAGGACTATCTTCTATGCTTTCATTATGGAATATACCAGCTGGTATCATATCATCTTCAATTTGCCTAACCTTTTCTTTATATAATAAATTTTTCATATTAATATCTGTTGCTTCTTGGAAGAACCCGGTTGATGTAAACCAACCAAACATAACAAGGTTCATCATTAGGTCATCGTGCCCATTATGCTCTGCTTCATATGACTTACCTTTAGCAACAAATGAAGAACATTCTATAATTGTTTCAGCATCAATAATACTTAATTCGCCTTGTTCAATAATATCTTTAATGTTTGAACAACCTATTCGTTTAGTCTTTGTTGTCATACGAACACCAACACCTGCTGATTTAACCATTGATTCTACATATACATTTTCATATTCTAATTCATAATATAGTCCATTACATACTACCTGACCAGCATCATTGTTTTCAACAACAACATAAGCATCATTGTAATGTTTAGCATATTTGTATATAATATCTGGATATAACAAAGGTGATACCATATTATCTCTATAAGTACATGTCTGCTTAAATGGCTTTGATGTTACATCAATAACAGTAAATGTAGAATAGTCTTGACCTCTACCGTGTGATACATCAACCGTCATAATATAATTATGGCCTTCTTCTGGGTCTGAATACATCTTTAAGTTACCACCATGATTTATAGCAATAGGATCCACTGCTGTCAAACCAATAAGCACTTCAGGCGTAATAAGTGTATCACCCGCACCAATAACTTCATTACCAAATTCTTGTTTGAATTGCATAAGAGAAGTATTAGCAATGGTCATACGTTTCCATTCCTCATCTCTTCCAGGTACGTCCCACCAGTCTACTCTAAATGGTTTAAATTCATTAGTACCTTGAACTGCGCCTTCATATATCTTATTAAATCTATTGTTAACACCGTTACGTGTAGATGTAATAATAATCTTTGTTGATTTACCAGAGGAGATAACCGGATATGTTGAAGTATAAAACTCCTCATCTCTTTCTACAAAAGCAAACTCATCTAGATATACCAGGTTCATAGACATACCACGAATAGAGCTTGATGAAGTAGCCCTTGCTACAATCTTAGAGTTATTACAGAATTCAATTGAACCTTTATTTAATGCTTTACAACCTGGCTGGAGAAAAAATGGTATGTTTTCCAACATGAGAGTAATACGAGATAGCATTTCTCTTGCAGTATCACCTTTATTAGCGAGGATACCGACAACTTGTTCACCTTGGAATAGTATATACCATAATAGATATGCCACGGTTGATATAGATTTACCTGATTGTCTACATGCAAGTACAACGACGAAACGATTTTCATTGAATGTTTTAAACATCTCACGTTGATAGTCATATAATTCAAATGGTACTAAGCCATGGTCAACGTGAATAACCTTACAATAGTTCTCTGCAAAGTATACAGGATCTTCCATACACTTTTTATATTCTATTATATTTTCTTTAGTCCAATTATCAGGTTCATCACTTCCCCTAACATTTGGGTTACCTAAGTAACTATTATCCAGTTTCATAAATTATTCTCACGTGACCGTTTATAGGTCCTATTTCTTCATCATCAGTCCAATCTAACATAACTATATTATCTTTAGGTAGAAGATTTAATAGTTTATACAAAGCCATTTGATAATCATATTCTATATTAGATCTTTTACATAACATTCTAAGATTAAATGTAAATAAAAATCTATCCTCTACTATATTCAACGCAAGTTTAATAGTATTTTTTACTTTATCAAATGATGTATAATGTAAACTATTAATAGCTAAAGCACAATCGAAATTATTTATATGTTGTGTTACAAAATTATAATCAAATTTAGTAGTATAATCAGGTAAATTTGTATAATGATTTCTAGCATCCGGCTCAAATGCTATGATATTAGGGAACCAATCAACCCATATATTAGCACCCGCACCAATATCAGCAACTTTACCTGGATTGTTTTCATATAAGATATCAATATAATATACTATATCCTTGAACATAACTCGTTTATCATACCATATTCTAGGTATATGCATATCGAGTTTTTCATCTAACATTATATCATAATGTTTTTGCATCTCATCATATATAGCCAGTTTTATATTCTTATTATATGGCCTAATCTTCTTTGGTTGCATTAATCACGATCTCATCACGAAGCATTTTTTGTAGGTCAGCAGTCGACCCAATGAATACATTATTATTAGTAACTCCTTTATCTTCTAGCGCTGGTTTATCATCGACTTTTTCAACTTCCTTTTTAGTCTTATGCATCTTTAAGATCTTTTCACCAATCTCTGCATTTTGTTTGATAAGCTGGCCGAGTACTTCAAAGGCCCTAGGGTGTTCTGATTCACGAGCTAATTCCATCATTAACTCAATAGCTTCAGTACCTTGGTCGGTTAGATCAAAGAGATTTCTTTTGATCTTTACATAATCATTATCTAAATCATCACTCATAATATATTCCTACGGTTCGTTAAAAAAGTCTATTGTCTCCGTATATGGTGTTGTTGTTCCATCAACCTTTTGTACTTCTATATTTTCTCTTGAATCTGTATCTTTATAGTATACTTCTGTTTTCTCAATAATACCTCTTTCCTGAATGCCCATATAGTATCGTATACGCGTTTCAAAAGATAATGTATATACAACTGCTCTACGTTCTACCAAATCACCTTCATATTCATCATTCATTGCAACCCCGGTAAGAATAATAGGCACGTCAGAAGTTAAATCCATTTCTGGTATATCTTTAATAGTCACTGTATAATCTGGTTGGAACAAAGGTAGAATCTGCTCCATAATTTGTAATGCTTCATCTTGTGTCTTCGATAATATATTAAGTTCGAAGCCTACTTTATATACGGCAGGTGCACCAAGTGATTTTCTATTTTTAGGATCACCAGCAACAACATGAGCAAATTTCTTATTTCTATTTAGTTTTGCACTCCCATCATAGGTCATATCAGATATTTCAAATGATATTCTCGGAAGCTTGAGTGCCATAGTTGGATCATTAGTATTTTCCCTAAGTCTAGCCAAGAACTTCTGGCGAGGGCCATAAGCAAGAGGTACTTTAATTTCTTGTAATACATTACCCGCAGAGTCTACCTTGCGAACCTTTATATCATTAAACAAAGATCCGAACACAGATACCATACGTCTTGTTGATTCGTTATAGAAATGATTCTCAAACATTTTTAATGGGGATCTCCAAATGGGTTAGATTCAGTCCAGTCTATAATATCATCTGCTTCAGTTTGGAAGATATCATTATCATTATAAACTTCTCTATTATAATTAGTCTTATTAGCAACAGTAGTTGATTGTACATTATATACTGTACCGGATTCTGTGCCAGTTACCACCTTAAGGGTATCATCAGATTCATAGAACTTCTTAAATGTTCCATCAGTTGCCTTATGGGATACAATAGTTAGGTTACCTGTATCAGCACCTAAGTCTTCCCAAGCAGCAACTTCACCTTCGATATTAATTGGAGTACCATCTACTTCATTATTACCAGTCCATTGAATAACGGTTTCTCCTATAGAATAGTCTCCGGATCCAGCATTCATAGAATAAGTATATGAAGTTGCGTTCATTGTTTCTATTCTGTCAATTGCATCATATCCAGTATCAAATTCCTCGTCATTGTATTCAAATAACTCACATTGCATTTTATATACTGCAAAATCTTGGAGTTGGTAAAAAGGATCTTTATTATCTACGTATCTAATTTCAAATATTCTATCAGACATAGTTAGATATAGTAAATCACCTTCGGCAGGTTTAAATGAAGTATCATTACCTACTGCCTCTGTTAAATGTGTCCCAACAGCTTGTCTCCATCTCTTTTTGGCAACAACAAATGTTGCTTGATCTCTAATTTCAAGACCAAATTTAGACATAAGGGAACCATCACCTTCGAAACCATCAATATTTTCAATCCACATCTCCAGTGGATATCCATCTTTAAATCTTGCAAATGATTCGTTTAATATATCATCGTGGGATATCTGTTCCCTTGGAATGTATACAACATCTTGCCCAAAGATCTTTAATGATTCAATCACTAAATCTTCATATAAGTTTTGTTCAGATTTTACTTTACCTGAGAAATAAACAGAAGTTGCCATGCTAGCCCATTAAGAAATTGTCTGGTGCTTGCCATGCCAGTTGCATTTCTTCTTCCAATTTAGTAATTTCTTCAATAGCATCTTCATACATTTGTCTACCATTCATAGTGATACCACCTGGCAGTTGGAAGCCATCAAATTTCATCATATTTAAACCCCATTGTCTTTTAATAAGTACAGTGGCATATCTCTTTAGGAACATATCATTGTATACATCTGTATATGTTTGTGGATCTACAATTTGGTATCCCTCAACAACAATATAATCACCCACCTCAAGTCCATCAAAGCCTTCATCAATGTGAAGTCTATTCATATGTCTATTAAATCTAAGTAACTCTGTTGAATTTAAAGCTCCGTCAATTAATTCCATGTTTTCCATACGTTGAACATATGATTGCATGTTTGAGCCTAGACCACCAATTGCAAATACATCTTGAAGTCTCATATGATACTTAACGTCAAATAATGAATCACCCATTTCAGCACCATGTTTAATTAGTTTAGTAACAGATGTAATACCATCAGGCATTGTAATATAACTATTGCTAATATCTGTTGATGTTAACTGATGTTTAAAGTAATTACGAATAACAGCATCATCATGAAACATTTGATAGTATTCTAATGCTTCATCAATACGATCATCAACCTGATCTTCATCAACATTGATTTCAATTACTGGAGCTCCTAAAGATCGCATACAATAATCTACTAATTCTACTCTATTTGTTACTATGGCCATAATTGTTCCTATTCTATAGTCTTATTTATATCATTTGAAAACATCAAACCATGAAGATGTATCTTTCTTTGTTTTTTGGCATATAAAGAATTGCTTTGATCTTGCAATGGTATTAGCGTCTGGTTTAGTATGATGCCCATAATTATATAAAGTTTTGCATGAAGCTTCATTACCATTTTGTAATGCTATCCAATCTTCATCTTTTGTTTTAGACCTTGCGTGTATGATAGTTAAAGCAAGCACTTGGTCATATGATAAAGTATCAATTGCTTTAACGTGGTCCTTAACACCTTTTAAATCTTTAATCCAATCAGGTACTTTCTTTTTATCATTGAAATTAGATAAAGTACTCATTGGAGTCCATCTTCTTTTACCTGCAGATCTATTGTATCTTTCAACTGCATTAACCCAAAGATTAACCATTGTAGGTAGAGTAGCTGCAGTTATTTGGGTATATCCGTATGCTGTATTACCTTTCTTATCAGTATTCATTACATCTTTACGCCAATCTGATTCCATACCAGCAACATTATCTGCCCACCAAAGAACACCTGCTTTATAATTACTAAAGTCAAAGTTATCTTCAGTAGTATTTCCAGACTTATTGAATCTTAATATATCATCATATGATAATTCAATAGCTTCATGAACCCAACCGGCCGTAGTCTCTTTAAGGTTTTGTTTACGTTGCTTCTTATCAACACAAAGTAAACAGGTATTATTATGTTTAGCAAGTTTAGGTATAGCAAACAATATCATTTATTTGTCTCCATAACAATAGGTTTGGTATCGGGCCAACAAAATTGACTTAACAAATATACCATTTTATCTGTAAATGGGTGTGTATCATATACATCATTTAAATTATGATAATGATTAGACACAGCTATATTAGTTTTAAGTCTAACAAATAACTCATCAATCTTAGCCATCTTTTGAGTATAACTATCAATATCAAAATGTTGTCTCATTAACATTCTATTCATGTCAGTCATATAATCTTCAGATAACTTATTATTATTAATAGCCTCAACGAACTGTTCTTCTGGTATAGTAACTAATTTATCCCAATCATTCCATACATATTCTTCAAATGCTGCTGTTAATACATTGCTAGCCTTATCTAATTCATCAATAGCACTTGTTCCCACATGAGCATATTCATGAATTACTGTCCCGAACCATTGAAAGGTTCCTCCAACTGGATACATACTAACATTTAACCAATTACCTCTAGGAACATACATACCATTATGTCCATCAATAGATTTTGATAATATAATTTGAGGCATATCTTCGCTTATTGGCAAATAGAATTGTGGATACATCATAATATAAGAGTCTTCATTTAGAGATTCAACAATAGTATTAATCTTATTATTTAAATCAACTTCAGCTTCTTCTTTAGATTTAAATGATTCTGATCCACTAAAGAAATGATCAAAATTTTGAATATAACCTTCAGGCTCTATTTTAAAGTCTTTAAAGAATCTTTGTAAATGTACTCGAAGTCTTTCTTTTCTATCAATCTTCTTAGGTAATGGTATTAATCCCATATGCTACCTACTGTAACTGATTTGGTTGGTGTCTTAATTGCAGGCCAAAAAGCCTTTTCAAATCTATCAATACCCTCTTCGGTTAATATAGAATAATCGCCATTATTAAACACATCCTCTAATTTATGATACTTATTAGTGAGTGCTATTACTGATTGTATTCTAGCAATAACTTCTAATATGATTTTAATCTCATGATACTTAGCAATTTTATCCATACCCGCGGCAAGTCTCATGTCGGCATCATCAATTGAAAAATCTGAAAGCACTTCCACTAATTCTTGAGGTGTTCCATTAAGCCATCTTGATGGGTTAAATTCATCTAAACTTTTAATTTCTACTGCTGTATCATTTGCGTCTATATCTCTAATGTGTGCTACTTCGTGGGTTAACACAGACGCAAACCATAGGGGGTTAGAGTGTTGAGCAAATTTATAATTGAGTAATAATAGTCCATAACGAAAATGCCATGATCCCCCACTACCTTCATAATCTTCAAGCATTATAATTTTAACACCTTCAGATGTAAGTGGTAAGTAGTGTTTAGGGTAGTTTAGTATGTATGCATTATCAGGAACCAACTCATATGCTATTTTATAGAATACAGACTTTAAATTTTCCTGAATAGTATCAATTGATTCATCGGCATGCATCATCTTCATGCCTTTAGTGATATGATTTTGTGCTGCTACAGCTGTAGCAAAGCCATCATGGTGAATCAGTAGATTTTTAAAAAAATCCTTTAAATGGTAATATAATCTAGCCCTTTTATCAATCTTAGTAGATGCTAATGTATTAGGTTTACCCATTTCATATTATAAAGAATCTTTAAAAGATTTACGCTTATTAACTTTACCTAATGGTTTATCAACACCTGCAATATTAACACCTGTAGAATTGGCGATTTCTTCTTCCATTTCTTTTTGTTTTTGAGCTTCAAGTTTAGCCTTCTTTTCTTCACGTTTAGTTTTTAACAATAAAGATCTTGCAATTGCTTCTTTAAAACCCTTAGTTCTCATGTCAACTTTTTCAGAAATAGTACTCTCTGATAAACCACCAAGAACAGCATAAGCAATTACATCATCAGCTGTTTTAAACCCAACGTGAGTCCACTTGCCTTTCTTAATGATTTTCGCGCCGTGGTCTAATTTATTATCTTTAACGAACTTAGCATCAAATGCCATAATAAACATACCATCTTTCTTAGTACCAGTAGTAATTTGTTTACCTTTATATTGTAATGATAACATAATACCAGAAGAAGTCTTACCATTAGCAACTAAATTATATTCACCTTTCTTTGAAAGTGATACTTGTTTAGCTTCTTTAAATTCATACCCATGATTTTGTTTCTTACGGGTCTTAACAACTTTAAGTTTACCTTTATTCTTTTTGTTTAATGGATTTTTAGCTGCATATTCAGCATCCTTTTCACTAGAAGATGTTGCAACCACTACATTAGTATCAACATGTATAACCGCAAATGGTTCTTTAATTTCATCAAGTTCAACTTCTTCCTTCATAGGAACCGCCTCACCAGAATGACCTTTGTCCATCCAATACTTGTTACCTTTATCATCAGTTTCAGTACCCATTTTCTTAGCATTGAATTTAGAACCATATTGCTTCTTAAAATATACTTCTGCTTCTTTCTTAGAAAATGTTTCACCTTTCTTAACTTCTTCTAATTCAACAGATTCATAAGTAGATGCAAGGTCTGCAATTTTTAATAGTTTAGCACCTGCTTTCTTATCCACTTTAGTTGCTAATTGCTTTAAACGCTTATTGATAGCTGTAGCAACTTTTTTATCTGATTTGTTAACCGGATTTGCCAAACCTTTTAAAGCATTAGCAATCTTCTTATATTCAGGCTTTGATGCTAGATTATCCAGCGCTTTAGTAACACCAGCAATAGAAGCTTCTGTAATAGTATCTTCTTTTACATCACCTTTTTCAGGTTCTTCATTATCTCCATCCCATCCAGCATCCAATGCATCATAGAATTTCTTCTTTTTATCACCTTCGAGTTCAGCCGGTGACTTAACTCCAAACTTCTTAAGCATTGTATTAACAAACTTTTGATATTTTTCTTTACCGCCAGAGGCTTCTCTAATTTGCTGTAATGTTTTCATATTAATTTTCCTTGCCGTTTTTACCGACATATTTCATTTTTGATTTAATGTCTTGTAACTTTTCATCAACCGCTTTATATTGCGTCTTGATTTCAGTTAATCCCACTACTACTTCTTGATGCAACCGAGGCCATTCTAATCTAAACTCAGTATTTAATGTAACTTCTTTATTTATATGTCCTACCGTAGTAGTAATAGAAGAAGCCCACCATACACTTGTCATGATTTGACCAAACATAGCAATTAGAATAGCAATAGCTGAAGTCTTTAACCATTTAGGTAATTCAGGTTGTCTATTCTTTATAATATCAATATCATTTTGCATAAGAGCAATTTGAGTCTCTAATGAGGCTACCTTTTCTTGCATATTGTCCTATCCTTTAAACTGTTATAGTTATTTATATCTTTTTACTACTAGATATAATCTTACCCAACTTCAAAGTTCCGATTCTATCGTTTGGAATATATCTCCAAATATAGCCTCTCTCCGGATCATCACAGCCAAAT